CCCCCCCCCACGACGTAAATGTCGTATGCGGGTTTCGATTCGATGGCGATATCACGGCAGGTGGTACCGTCCTGCGCCTGTATCAGCATGCTCGTGGTCTTGTCCAGATGGAATTCCGCCTCATCCGTCATCTCGTTCAGATAGGCGTAACGTTTCCAGCTGGTGTCGCCCACGAAGAGCATCCCGCCCGTCTTGCTGACATGCCAGCCACCCTGCGGGAGACTGCCGATATCGACGCGCCGGTTAGTCGGCACCTCATGGGCCGAATAGTCAAGTTTCCGTCTCATGCCGCCACCCCCGGAACGTTTAGTATGGTGCGGTGTCGGCTGCGAAGACGAGCGCTCCCGCCTCCCGCAGGATCGGCCATTCGTCCAGATCGACGGCGCACAATCCGAGCACCGTGGTCTCCGCATCCGCAGAAACCACAATGCCGACGACACTCCGCCCCGATTCCGGCGTGGTGTCCATGGCGAGCGTTCCATCCTCCCGGAGCAGCATGGTCGCTCTCTCCGGATGAAAGAAGTCCAGTGAGCCGGGCGGGTTGAACTCCAGCATCATGCAATCCGCTTTTCTCATCGGGATTAACGCCGAGCCCTTTGACATGACGTATTTCCAATGCGAGCCGTCCCGCGTGATGGTGACGTTTCCTAGCTTGGCTCCCCACGTGCTGACCTTGTTCGCGCAGTGCGGGTCCGGCCATTGATTCACGATTATCACAGCCGACCACCAGCCTTGAGGTCAGTATGCTGCCGTGTCCTTGGTGAAGAAAGCCGGGAGCCCCCCCCCCCACGGCAGCGGCGTAAGTGTCGGCGCGTTCCACGATGACATTGCTGATTGTCACACCGGATTGGAATGCCCGAATGCGAACACGGCCTGGCTTTTTGAGTGCGAAAGTCGTTTTGACGTGGCCAATCTTTGCGGAATTGAAAAGTGGACTCCAGTCAGAATCGAACAGCATTACATTTATGCCGGTTTGAGTCCCACTGTTTTGAATGTCAGCTGCGAAGACATAAGTGCCAGCCTCAAGATTGTCGATTGCGACATCATAATCGCCGTGTTCGGTGTCACCATTCCCATCATTGACTAATGGTGTCAATGGTGACGGATACAAGTTAACCCTCTGCATGATTCTCCAATTCCTTTCCGGTCAAAAGCTTCCAATCATCCCATTCCCTGCGCCATACTTCCCGCATACGGTCGATGAGGAAGCACATCACGTGGGCGTCATCGCCGACTGAGCCTGTGTAATACCGGAGGCCGTTGTGGAGCTTTTCGGTGCGGCACCACAGGCTGCCGACAGGAGCCGTCGAAGGCCGGTCAGGCTGCACGAAGATCTGCTTGACGCCCAAAGCCTTCCCGCCTTCCGTGATGGCCACGTGGCACGGGCTGTAAGCGTCCTTTTTGAGGACGGTGGGAAAATTCGACGAATCGCTCACGAAGCTGACCGTGCCGGCATTGATGCTCGCCACGGTGGTATCCGCGATGGACAGCGTCAAGGACATGTCCTCGATGTGGCCGTCCGCGAAAACCTTCTGGGCGGCCACCTTGACTTCAGGATGGTCGGCATAGAGCGGCTGAGCCGTGAAGTCCACAGGTTTGAGCCACACGTCCGCGAGTGTTTCGGCTGCCGGCGGCCACACCTGCACGCCATCGTAAAGCGCGTTCATCGGCACAGGCACGCCACCATTGGCCATATACGGGAGGCCGACCCTCGTGCCGTCAAGCAACACTCCCATGTCACGCCTCCTGAGAGGAAGCGGAATCGGCGGAATCGGCGGAATCGGTCGGCACAGTATCCGTCCTGTCCTCGCCAGACACGTCGGACGCCTTGTCACGCACCTGCTTCACCGCCTCGTCAATCGCCGTCAGAGCCTCATTCGCATGGGATTCCACGACCGTCTTGGACTCGCTGATGCTATCGGCGACAGACTGCACCGCTGCGGCGTTGGCCGACACCTGAGCCGTCTGCTCCGACACAGCCTGCACGGCATCCGCAGCCTGCACGCTCGCCGCCTGCGCACCGGCAGCCGAAGCCTGCGCCGCATTAGCCGCCTGAGCAGCCGCAGCCGACTGCGACTCCACCACGGCACGAGCACCGGTCAGATCCTCCAGAATCTGCGAAGCCACAGTCTTAGCCTGACCCTCCGGATAAAACACCATCTGACCAGGATTCGCCGCCGACATAGCCTGGGCATCCTGCAAGCTGGACGCCAGCAGGTAGGTCAAAGCCGCACCAGTGTTAAGCGCCGGAGCCAAAGTATCCGAGTCCACATCGACCAGGTCCGCGAATTCCACGGCCGTCGTACTGTCAGGCACGTTCACGTAGCGTCGGAACTTCCACAGGTCCTTGTCCAGTCCGACGGTGACCTCGTAGCAGAAGGTGTTGTCGGTCGGTGGAACCGTCACGGTCGCCTTGCCTTTCGCGTCGAGTGCGACTTCGAAGCCTTCCCGCACGACGATGCGTGAGTCGTTGCGGAAGCGTTCGGTTGGAATCACGCTCACGGTGGCGTTGGATAGGTCGACGATGCCGCCGGCACTGGGTTTGCCGAAGTCGAAATTGATCTTGGTCATCCGTGTCCTCCTTTAGAACAGTGGTTTGAAAAACGGGTGGAAAACCCACAGGTCGGAACGTTTCGCCGGAACGATGCCGACTGTGGGTTTTCACAAGGCGAAAGGTAAGAAGAATGCTGTTGGGAACGTTCGTGGATGATGTCTGGTGGCCGTCCTGCGCGAGGCTCCGTGAATGCACAAGAGTGGGTTACGAATCGGCCTACCGTTGTCATATCCAGTCGAAGTGGGGTGGTGTCGATATGGAGTCGATCACTGCATCAGATATCGAGGAATGGCTGGGCTCGTTCAAGCGTGCTGGCGCCGCACGGAAGGCTTGGGCCGTTCTGCGGGCGATACTGAGGCTCGCCTACCGGCGTGGCGTCACAGACAACGACGTGACCAGAAGGGAGATCCGTTTGCCGCATCTCCGCCGTTACGAGCCGCGGGTATTGGACGCACGCCAGGTGCGCCGCCTGCTGAAAGGCTTCTATGGCCACGCGTTGGAGGCGTGGCTGCTGGTCTCCGTATGCGCCGGATTGAGACGATGCGAGTCCGTCGGCATCGAATGGTCCGATCTGGACTTGAAGCGAGGCACGGTCACCGTCAAACGTTCCGTACAATGGGTCGCCGGTCATGAGACGGTCACTGACCCGAAAACCGACCAGAGTAGACGAACCGTGGCACTTCCCCGATTCGCAGTCAAAAGGCTCGCGCAGTTGAAACACGGCAGGAGCGGACGGCTGGTCGGAGACCTGAACGCTAACCAGGTCGCCTCACACTACATGGCATGGTGCCGGCGGATGAAACTCCCCTGCGTGCCGCCACGCAACCTGCGCCACACCTTCGGAACACTGGCGATTGCCGCCGGCGCCGACATCTCAGTGGTCGCACGCCAGCTCGGACACAGCGACATCAAGACCACGGCCCGCTACTATCTGCGCCCGGATCTGTCGGTGCTGAAGAGTCTGCAGCGGGCATGGGAGCGGCTCATTATCGGGGTCGCATAGCTTTCCGTAACCCTTGAACGGCAGATCTGGCATGGGCCTTACGGCATGACAGTACATCTCGCCAAAGTCGGCATGATGGCTTTCGCTTTTGGCAACACGTCCTTCACGTCCAGCATCAATACCAACGGCCAGACCGTGAATGAGACGATGGTCGCCGGTTTCCTGCCGGAGGATGAAGGCACGATACTGCTGGAAGGCGTGAACGGGCAGCATGGAGCCTTGTCATTCGACTCTGACGGCAAGGTCACGATCAGCGGCAGCATGAGCAGCGGATACTATTTCCGCGTCTGCGGCTGCTGGCCGGTGAAATAGTTTTCCGTAACCCTGTACAACGCGAAGGGCTTCACGGTCATCCGCACCGGCATGATGATGCTCGTCAAATACGCCGGCAATATCGGTAATGGCAGTTGGGATTCAGTGCAATGCGAATACGTGCTACCCGCCGAACTGCGCCCGCCCGTCGAGGTCAATGCGATGGTGTGCGTCTCCAACGGGCAGACGTCGAGAATGCTCGTCGTCAATCCGAACGGCACCATCCGATGCGCGAACATGGGAGCCGCTGGCAGCAATCAGGGTTGCGTCGGCTCGCTCTGCTATCCGATCCCATGAGGATAGTTTTCCGTAACCCAGTTGGGTGAATGGGTCGTGGTCGCGCGGCCCAGAGGCTATGACGCCTACTGCGTCGCGTCCATGATCTTCAAGCCGAACACGAACACGTCAATGGACATCGAGCTGCCGATCGAAGCGGCAAACTGGGATTCATACTCCGTTGAATTACAGTTGATGAACGACGCTAAAAACAAAGTGCCGTCGTTTAACAACATCTCGATGATTACGAACAGTCATTCGGCAAAAGGATTTCAGCTTGTCGCATGGAACGCCAGCGGCACGTCGCTAAGCTATCGCATCGCCGTGACTGTCCACGTCTTCGACGCGAAGCAGTAGTTTTCCGTAACCCAGCCGTGCCAGCTGAATTGGCAGAACACTGCATCGTTCGTTCCGGCTTCTTATGGCGCTTCTAACACCATCACGGTCAAAGACGGTCTGATTTTCGTGGACCTGTCTTCGTTCCGGAGCACTGTGCAAGTCGGCGATTACCGTGTCTGGCTGTTCGAAGCGGGCGTGAAGCCCTCTAAAACGGTCGGTCTTGGGTGCGTCGCGAACGTGGCTGGCGCAGCGTACAGCAAACAGGCGAGGTGGAACGCTGACGGGTCGGTGACGCTTATCGGAGGCTTGGGTTCGTCCGATATCGTCCAATGCTTCCCGAAGATCATTCCGGTGCCCGATGGCGTGGAATTCGTCTAGGCCGTCAGCCAACAGCCGTGCGCCGTGGAGTAGGCGGATTTCGGGTCGCCTAGCATCTGCACTGTCCCGTCACGCATGACGAGCAGGCTGAAACCGCAGGACGGGAACGATATGATGCTCTGGTCGGCGAGCGGACGGAACGCTTCTGGGATGGTCTCAGTCGCCGTCGCGTAGTTCTGCGTTCCGCTGCCGGTGAACTTGACGTTGCCGTTGATCGTGACGATGCGGCCGACGCGACACAGAGTGAGGCTGTCGTTCGTATACGGCGGCTTCCACTGCTGGGTTACGGAATCCCACAAAGCCCCCCTCGGCGTGAACAGGCGCACCGGCGTGCCGACCGTGATGCCGTCAAGCGGGATACGCCACAACGGCATGTACGCGTCAACCGCGCCGGACAATATCTTCCCTGACGGAATGGTCGGGTCGGCGGCGGCAGTCGCATTCGGCGAACCCTTCAACACGACCAACTCCACCAGCTCATTACCGTTCTTGGGGTTACGATTGTAATGCGCGCAAATGATGTCATTGCGTTTCATGCCCTGCGACCCGTTGGAAATCGTCACCGATTCCGCCGCCGTGACATGCCAGTCCAAACCCTGTATCGACGCGCAGCCGGTGCCGATCGTCGCCCTGTTGGACGAACTCATCGAGCATTTGAACGCGTCGCCCCAGTCGAACACCACGTCGGACTTCGAAAACTTGGCCTGATGGATGATCGCCTTGTCCTCACTTGAAATATGAGCCGTGCCGGCCTTGCCGTCAACCAGTTCGATGGTCACTGTCCGACCTCCTTCAACCATGCTTCGAACGAAGCGTCATCCTGCTGCATGAACGTCATGAACGACGCATTGCATTGGGAACACAATTCGTAAATGTCAGGCGCCACATCATCCGCGATGCGGGTCGCCTTGCCAGCCGAATACCGGCGCACGGTGAACCATTCACGAGCCTCCGTATCGCCAGCGGCGACGTAAGCGGTCTTGCCGCACTTGTCGCACACGTACTTCGAGTAACCGTCAGACTTCACTATCCAATCCTTTCAAACATTGAGCAGCCAAGCGAAGGCAACTGCCTCCACGTGCCGCCGAAATCAACGGAAGGGTCAACACCAGTCGTGTTCATCACCACATAGCCGACCGGGAACACGGCCTTCCCGGAAGCGCCGCCGCCGACATGAGCGCTGATGACGCCATCCACGATCACGATCGAGGAACCATCCACCCTCACGCCACCCAACACGTCCGTGGACGCCTTCGGCAGAGTGTAGGCGTTCGCGCCCCGTTCGACCGAAGCGAGCTTCGACCGTTCGGAATCGGTCATCATGCCCGACTTGGCGCTGTCGGCCACGCTCTTGGCCGCATCGGCGACGTTCTTCGCATCCTCGGCGGTCTGATTCGCCTTGCCGATCTGCGCTGCGAAACCGGAAGCCGTCCTGTTCGCAGACTCGGCGACCTGTCTGACGGAATCCAAATCCTCGGAAGCGACTTCCGCGTTGATCGTGCCGCCTGAAATCGACAGGCCACGGCCAGCCGTCAAAGACACGCCACCGCCAGCCGAACCACCGGAAGACGAAGAGGAAGACGAAGAACCGGAATAGTTCGCATTCGCCGACTGCACCGGCAGTCCGACCTCGAACGTCGAAGTCAAAATCCCGGAATCGATTTTCACGATCCGCTTCGTCACCACGGCGGTGACGTTGACGCCGGAAGACTGATCCGCCGCAACAATCTTGTCATCCACGCGCAGACCATCGCCGACCTCATCGGACAATGTCACCTCGACCGAGCCACCGGTCTGCAATTCCTGCAGATGTTTCTTCGTTTCGGCGTGCAGCGTGGACAAATCCGCGTTGGAATAGTCGTATGTGGCGCATACTTCATCGGCGCCAACGAATGTCTGCGTCTGACTCACCACGCCGGTTGCATCCGCGAAATAATTAACCACCAGACGGTTCTTGAGCTCCTGCGAGCCAAGGCCGATGAGATGATTCACCGCGCGACGGTTGGTTTCGGCTTTGAAATCCACAAGGTCAGAATCGATCGTGTTGGTGATGGTCTGCACCGGCACGATACCAAGCAGGATCTTGTTGCCGGACGCTTTGAAATCAAGCCTGCGGCCACATGATGCAAGCAATGTGCGCAAGCCGGTGTAGGCGTCCACATAACGTGGATTCTGGAACATCCAATTCGACAAAATGGAAGCATCGGAGGAATCGACAGTGAAAACCGTATCCAAGCCGATGCGCTTCAAAAGGTTTTTGAGGATGTCAGGCAGCTTGCCGGAGACGGTCAGGTAATCCTGATTCGCGTCCGGCTGCAATATCTTCGCCGCCAACATGCCAGTCCACGATTGGCCGATCCAGGTTGTCGTGGAAGTTCCTCCGGCGACGGACACGCGACGATCGACTATTCGGCCTCCAACATCACTTCCGTCAAGCCAGAAATACCAGCCACGTTCAATTTCCGGCGCATCCGGATCATCGATGGTCAGTTCGAAGTCGTTTTCGTCCGTGCCGCAAGCCCAGTCCAACGTCACCTGCGATACGCTCGCATGTGGCGTCAGCTTGCCGTCGGCGAGGATAACGTCAGCCAAGGCACACCTCCAGAAACGTCGAACATGGTCAAATCGATTCCATAATTGCCGGAAACCGTCAACAGCGAATCTCCGGCCGGTATCGGCTCGAAAACATACGAGCCGCTTCCACTGCCGTTCCCGCGAACGCCCTTGTCGAAAACATCCGAAACGTCGCCGTTTTCAGCTGTCAGCGTTATCGCTTTCCGCAATCCAGTGGCCGACAGCGACACATGACCGCCTTCCGGCACTGTCACATCAACCGCGTAAGTGTTGCCGCCAATCCGAAAAGACGGGTTGACGCAAGGGCCGAAAATGACCGCGGTGAACTCGGCGGCCTTGCCGGTTGGATTATGCACCGTCAAAGCGATTCTTGATGGAGCCAAATCGGTCGGCAAGTCCAGTGGAAGGTCAATCTGCGAGCCGGTGCCTGCCGTCATCGGAAAGAAATGCTGCACCGGCAGCGCGCGACGCCAGACGCCATCGCACAAGACGACCGTGTAGTCAGTCTGCGCATAGGCCGGCCAAGGCACCAGACCAAGCGATGAGCCGACGACATACGCCCTCTGGGACCATTCGCCGTCGACGGTCAACATGCCTGGCGTAACGGCCTGAACGTCCGAATCGAAAGCCGTCTGCACCATGTCCAATCTTGACGGATCCGTGGTGCGGACGGTCATTTTCGACGTCGAAGCGTTTCTGCTCACCGAGTTGATGCCGCGCGTGGCTAGCGTGTACGTCCATGCGTACCCTCGCATTTCCTGCAAATCGGCGACCCACAGACTGCCGGTGTTGAGGTCGATGACCGTGCCATCATGCGACGTGTATTTAAGCTCGCGCATATTTTCGGATCAACCTCCCCAAGTCGCGGTCGCTGACTGTCGAATCATCGGACGCGGCGCTGATAATCGCGCCAAGATCGTTGTGCAGGCTGGTTATCGCCGCCACCACGGAAGCGGTATCAACCTGTACGCTGACCTGATTGCCTGTCATCTGATTGGCTGTGGCAAACACTTCGCGTGGAATCTTCCGCTCGTTCAGCAGGCGCATGGTATCGACGCCGTAATAGGCCGTGGCCGCAGCATTGTGCGTGTACTCGCCCGCAGCGAGACGAGCGTTGAGCAGATACACGCTGTCGCTCAAACCATTGCCGGGCGCCCACGCTGGATCCACGTAGCCGGAGAACATGCCACCTCCGGCGAACTGCTGGAAGTGGCCATCGGTGAACATCCCACCGGTGTAGCCACCCTCCTTCTTCGTCTTTTCCGTGACGGTGAAGCTCTTGTCCGCGATCTTGAAGTTGTTGATGGAGCGGAGCACCGGAGTCGCCTGGTCGTTGACCGATGCGGTGCTCTTCTTGTCGTTCAGCTTCTTGCGGTTAACGGCGTCTACCTTCGGTCCGGCCTTGTCGGCCGAATTGAGGGTGTTCTTCTTGTTGTTGAGCCTCTTCGCGTTCGCGGCGTTCGTCTTCGGCGTTGCCCTGTCGGTGGAATCCAAGGTGTTGCGCTTGTTTGACAGTTTCTTCGCGTTGGCCTTGTCTACCTTCGGCGAGGCGTTGTCCTTCGCGTCGAGTCTGGCTGTGGCTTTCTTGCCGTTGAGCTTTCCGATGTTCTTGGATGCGGTGTTCGCCTTCTTGGATGCCTTGTCGGTCGCGTCGATGGTGGCGTTGACGTGCTTCCTGTTGAAGTCGTCCATCATCTTCTGCGCCTTCTTGGCGCTGGCCGTGGCTTTCTTGGCGTCGGCGTCGAGCTTGGCCTTCGCTATCTTCTTGTTGAATTTGTCAAGGTTGGTTTCCGCGCCCTTGGTCTTCGACTTGGCCTTGGAATCGTCAACATCAAGCTTCGCCTTGTTGTTGTCGGCGGTCATCCTGATATTGTCGATGGAAGCCTTGATGCTATCGGAACTCAACCCCCAACGGTCTGCCAAGGCGTTAGCGGCCTGTTCGCTCATGCCCGAGGCTTCGGCCTGCCGGATGATCGCATCACGAGCATCCTGCAGCACGCCGTTCGCACGTTCGATCTCATCGCTGCTGAAACCGGTGCTCTCGCCCTGCTTGAGAATCTTTTCCGCAGCGTTCTGGGCGCTGCTGGCGATGTCCTCCAACGCCTGCTTGGTCTTCGTGCCCTGCTCTGAAAACCTGTCAAGCAGATTGCCGCTCTGGTCGAACACCACGCCATTGTCCTTGCAGGTGTCGGACAGTTCACCAATCTTCTGATTCAGCTGGTCGACCGCCTGGTCTGCAGTCAGATTGCCCGACTCCAAACCAAACAACGCCTGGACAAGATCATCGATTTGGCTTGACGCATCCGAAGCGGAAGAGCCAAGCTCTTTGTTCGCGCTGGCAGCTTCCTTCGCTGCCGATGCAGACTTTCCGTCAGCATCCACCGCGTTCTTGGCGGCCTTGCTTTTCTCATTGGCCTTCCTGGAAGCATCATCGTAGGCCTTTGATTCCTCTTTCAGGGCTTTCTTGATGGCGGCTGCCGCAGTTCCGCCAATGCCGGGCTTGTCGATTTCCTTGATCTGCTTGTTGACGCGCTTCAACGCGGCTTCGTTCCCCATGGCTGCGCTGGTCATGTCGGTCAGGCTGATACCCGCCTTGTCAAGCCACGTGGTCAACTTGACACCGCCACTGCTCATATCCTGATAGGCTCCGGCGATGGTCTCGCTGATGTTGCTGCCGGATTCCAGAGCCGACTGCAATTGCTCGGCGGCTTCCTTGGCCTTCTGCTGGCGGCTGATGAAAGCCGATAACGCCACGCCGGCCACCGTCAGGGCGATGCCCCACGGGCCGCCAAGCAGGCTCATGACACTGCTGCCGACCGCCTTGAAACCAGCGGTCTTCAACTGCGCCTTGGAAGCGGACGTGCCGAACGCCTCCATCTGCTCGGAAGCGCTCATCGAAGATGCCTTGAACATCTGGAAGGCGGTCTGCGCGGATGCGAGCGCAGTCTTGACACGTTGAATCGGATCGATGGCCAGACCGATGTTGTTGGCCATCGTGCTGGTGCTGCCGTTGAGATTGCCCGCGGCCTTGTGCACGGCTCCGAACACGCCGGCCAATGATGCCATGACCACGATGGTCTGCTGCGCTCCGGACGGCAAACCGGCGAACGCGTCAACCATCGTATCCAAGCCCTGCACCATCTTGCGTAACGGGCCTTGAGCGCCCTCGCCGACGGAAATCATCAAGGATTCCATCGAACCACTCAGATTCTCCAGATCACCCTTGAGATTGTTGTTCTTCGCAGCCGCCTGCTCGGCGGCGTACCCGCTTTCGGATACGGCCTTCGTCCACTTGTTGACACCGGACTCGCCCGCCTCGTACAGGTAGTTCGCTGCCTTGATCGCGTAACTGCCGAAGATGGTCGCGTTCGCCTGATTGCGCTGCTCGTCAGTCAGGTTCTTTTCGGCCTTCTGCAACTGTCCGGCGAAATTCGCCATGCCGACGAAATGATGTTGAGCGTCATATGCGCTGATGCCCAATTCCTTCATCGTATTGGAGGCTTCGGCGGACGGGGCGGCCAGTTTCATCAGCATGCTGTTCAACTGGGTGCCGGCCTCGGCGCCGATGGTGCCGTTCTGGGCGAACAACGCCAAAACGCCGGTGGTCTCCTGCACGTTCATCCCGAAACTGTTCGCCTGCGCGCCGCAATTGTTCAACGCCTCGCCGAAATCGGAGACATTGCCGACCGCCTTGCCTGCGCCAGCCGCCAAAGTATCGGCCACCTGGGAAGCCTGGGACCCCTTCAGGTGGAACATGCTCAACGCATTGGCCATGTATTCGGCGGCATCACCAACGGCCATTCCATCGGACGCGGCCAGATTCAAAGCGCCAGACAAGCCGCCAGTGAGAATATCCGTGACGCTCATGCCGGCCTTGCCGAGATCATTGATCGCGTCGGCGGAATCCGAAGCGGAATAAACCGTGGAAGCTCCGGCCTCGATGGCGGCGGCACGCAACTGATCCATTTGGGCGCTGGTCGCGCCGGTGTTCGCCTGCACGGTGCTCATCTGCTGGTCGAAGTCTGCTGCCATCTTGACTGCGGCCACGCCGAAAGCGGCCACGGCCAAACCTGCTGCGGTCATGCCGCTGGCGATGAGCGCGGACTTGCGGCCTGTGTTCTCCATGCCGGATGCGACTGTTTTCGCAGTGCTTCCGGCGCGGGTCATCGCCGCCTCATAGGAGGCTGTGTCTGCCATCAACCGGATGACGATGTTCTTGTTCTCCGCCAAAGCATCCTCCAAAAATCAGGTCAAATGCGCCACCAAGGCGTTCGCGGCCGGATTGTCCATGCCATTCGCATCAGTCCACCGTTTCATGGCCTGCTGCATGTGCGCAGTGGCCCAGCAGACGCTGGTTTCGGCATGCAATGTAAGTTCACCCTTCGGGTCTTGGCAGATCGAGCGAGGCAAACCACACATGGGGCATAATGACCGTTCGTATTCAGCCAATGAACGCATCCAATTGCGTTCCGTCTCATCCCATTCGACCTCATCGCCCTCACTCGGGCGCCAGCCCATGAAACGCTTATAGCTGATGCCGAGCTGGCGGCAGATCTTAAGATCCTCGACTAGTTGCGGAGAACCTGCGAGGCGAGGTCGAATGCCGCTTTTGGGTCCGCTGCGGTGCCGTTCAGTTCGGCGATGGCCTGCCATAGCGGCGTGAACTGGCCATCGGTGAGTTCGTCGAACAGGCCACGCCACGCCTGTTCGGTCTTGTCCTCGTCGGCCACAGGCTTGCCGCCGATGGTCGCGGAATCAAGCATGAGCGGCAGTGCCGCAGCGGCGGTGCCGAACATGTCGTTCGTGCCGTTGTCATTGCGGTGCGCGGCCAATGCCTGCGCCCACTTGCTTACCGGCAATGCCCGCAACGTGAGCTTCAATGTCTCCGCATCCGCCTGTTCGCGTAGCTCTTCGATGCGCCGCGCGGTGGCCTTCGCCTGCCGGTTCGTCCCGGCCTCCGTGATTTGTTCGCGCGTGGTCTCCTCGGCCAGCGCATCACCCAAGCGCGCAATGTCCTCGGCGACCTGCTGGTTGAGGATGATGGAGACCTCCATGATACGTCGGGTAACCTTAAGCATAAAACATTCCTTTGCCTTGAAAAACCATGCTCCCTTCTTCAAAAAGAAAATCCAGCACCGGAGAAAGGGGTGAAAGTCCGGTGCTGGAAGAATCAATCAGGCGACCTTCACGTTCTCCGTCCAGCCAGGAGCTCGGACGGAGAAATTGACCTTGCTGCGCAGCACACTGTTCGCAGCGATCGCCACCTTGGTACTCATGCCGATACGGACCGCATACACGTTCACCGTATCTCCGGCGACAAAAGTCGTATTCGTCTGCTTGCCGTAGCGGCGCACGAAGTAGCCTTCCGCCCCCTCGGTCAACGTATCCATTGCAGCGTTTTGAGCGGAATGCGAAGTGTTCGTGTTGTCGATGACCTCGATGCTCGGGCCGCTGATCTTCTTGCGACCGGGATTCTCGTAATCCTGCGCGCTGTTCTCGCGCTGGTCGGAGATGGAATCCTGCGACGGCGAGCACGACCAGCCGCCCAGGGTGACGTAGTTGCTCAGGTCGGTGCCGGCGCTGATCTCTGCAGCGGTCGGCTTCCGGATGTTCTTGATGGACGGCACCCAGATCGTGTTGACCAGACCGTCCGCAGGTGTGGAAGGAACTTCGGTTCCCAGAGTCAAAACCATGACTCCTCCTTAAATATTTGGGGTCACATGCGTGACCAGTTGAATTTGAAAGTCAATAGGCGCACCTGATAGAGCAGGCTCGTTTCCTCTGCGGTAAGCCCGGCCGCGTAAGCGCCGGAATCGGAGAACAGAGTCAGACAGCCGGTATCGAACCCCTGCGCGACGAACCGTTTGCCAGCAAGTCCTGGAATCATGAGGTCATCGGCCAGCACGTTGACGGAATCGGCCGTAGTGCTCACGATGCGCACCGTCAAAGTGCCGATGCCGCAATGCACATGCTGCGTTTCGCCGACGATGTGACCGTTGGTCGTGACCGTCTCAATCACCCACGGCGGCTTCTCCGTAGGCTTAGGCGACGTCTGCCGGTACACGGCCCAGCCAGTCGCCGGCTTCGGGATATGATCGAGAATCGTGTCGGTCAACGTCATGATCGACTTCATTCAGACCACCTCCACGGCGGCACGCGCCACGTATTCCGCAAGCTTCGGCAATTCTTCATCACCATGCTCGTAGAACCGATGCGTTCCACCGCCCCTCGCGGTGCCGAAGAACGCGATGTTCGCGAGCGAACCCGCTCCGCCCTTGGTGGGGCCTATCTCGGCGGTGATACGCCCAGCACCCTCCGAAACGGTGTAGGTGATCGGGATACGCCTGAATGCGGCATTGCCGGAACCGTTCAGGTCGTCGCGAATCGAGTTCTTGACGTTCTGCGCGCCCTTCTTCACCGAAGCGGAGATCAAGGCGCGGCGAGCCACGCCCTTGGCGAGCAGCGCATCGCCGAAGGCCGTCAACTGCGAAACATCGAACAGTCCACTCATGAGTCCTCCTTCACGTTCCAACGGCAGGCGGTGGCGTGCGTCTTCTCGCTTTGAGGCGAGACGAGCCTGAGCCGCCTGCCGGCGAGCAGCGGATTAGCGGATTCCGTGACTTCCACCACGTCACCGGCGCGAAGGCCTGGAGTGCCATATGGAAAATGCACGTACAAAGACCAGACCAACGAGACGGCGCCCATGGCTT